GTCGACGTGCACGGTGTCGCCATACTTCGCGCGGACCTTGTCGTACTGCTCTTGGCGCTCGATCAACCCGTAATGCGCCGCGAGCATCGCGATCGTGCTGGTAAAACACTTTCGATGCCCGTCCTTTAGGTCTGTCTGTCGAAAGTACGGAACCTTAAAGGGCACAAGCTTCCCGCCAGCCTTCCAGATCTCAAACCATTCGGCGTCCCGCTTTAGCAGTGCGGGATCCATATCCTCCTGCAACCGCTGGATAGCCGCCCGCTGATGCGGGCTGTTATCGAAGTGCTGAAAGAACTGCTCAAGCCGAATCACTACAGGAACCAGCCAATCCAGATACATGCTGGCTAGTCGTCAAACAGAGCACGCGCAAGCATGTCGCAGAGCTGGTCATCAACCTTGTTGTCGGTTTTTTCAACCATTGCCCGACAAAGGTCGAGGATCAGGTGCTTAACCGCATCCGATTGCATAAAAGCAAACAGGACAGGGCGAACAAGGGCAATCATTTTTCTAGCTCAGTTGCACAAAGCCTAAGACTGGTGTGAACGACCTTCAAGGCGTGCAATCTTTTGCTCTGCTGCGCTGAGCCTGGCGAAGATCTCCATGCGTTCTGAGCGCAGGTCGTTGTGCAGCTCTTCCAGCCTGCAAGCAACGTTGTCGACGCTCGTACTTAGCCTGATGAGGCAATCGCGCCCTTCAGCCGTCCTGCGGTTGTGAGCGTTAAAGCCCAAGAACGCAGCAGAGATGGTTGCTCCCGCAGCCGCTGCCGCCAGTTCAATCACGTCGCACCAAGCCTCTACCCATCATGGCGGAGCCCAAAGAACAGGAGCAGCAGCAAGAGCACCAGGGCATCGCCATAGCTGACGTCGTCCGCGTCATGGTGCTGGGCTGGTCTGCCACCCTGCTGACAGTCTCGTACCTGAACATCATCCCAGGCATGAAGATGGACAGCACCTTCGTCGCATCTTTGTTGACTGGAGCTATGGCTGGCTTTGGTATTGAACGGAAAGGCAACAACCAAGCAAAGAAGGAGCCACCTACGATTAAGCAAACGCCTGACAAGTCGAAAGATGCGTAAGCTTCTGCCTCTAGCTTTTTTGTTGGCAGCTGCCCCAGCGCACGCCGACATCACTCACAAAATCCAATCCAGCGTCCAGCTAACCGTCGATGCAGCCGCAAGCGCAGCCACCCGAGTCCCAACCACTTACTCCATCTCCGGTTCAGGAGCTTCCACTACTGATGGAACAACTTCTGGCGCTATCGGCGGTCTTGGGACTGTTACTAACGGTATCCCTGCTGTCTCCACCATCACCGCAACTCAAGCCAGCAGCGGGTCCGCTTTCTCCTTCTCTCAGTCATACCTTGAAGGCGATTCCACCTCAACAACCTCCACAACGGTGACATCAGGCGTCACTGGTTCCTTGCCACTGTTCGGCAATACGACGACGACCTCTGGTGGAGTTGCTGGATCGCTCGCAGGCACGATTGACTCGGCGCACGGCTTGACCGTTACTGCGGGCGGTGCTGGCACCTCTGCTACCGGGCAAATGGTTACCGAGATACGGATCGACTAATGCGCTGGCTGCTTTTGCTGCTGGTGCTCCAGGCGCCTGCGCTAGGGATGCCTGTTGTGCCGAACTTCCGGACCGGCACGATGACCTCAAAGACAACAAGTACAACGCAGGTCACGGAGACAATTCGCTCTGTTGACTTCGCAACCGGCTATACCTATAGCGCCTCAGGTTCAGGCGTCGAGCACTCAGGCAGCTCTATCCTCCCGAGCGCAGGAGCCGTACAAAATCAAACGATCGAAGGCGTTACATCCTCGTGGACTGGACTAGCCCTAGAGAACAAGCCAAGCTGGTCAATGACAACGCCAGGCGGGTCATTTCAGTTCGTCGAAAGCTACAGCGGACCTGGGCTGCAAACGGTCACAGACATTCAACGAACAACGATCGTCGAGTCAGTTACCGACACCACCTCGGTCTTTGGACCCTAGTCCTGCTGCTGCCGTTGCCTAGCTACGGGCAGGCAAACGCTACCGCAAACCCAGTCGCAAACAGCAGCGGATCAGTCACGAACCAGGCGATCCAAATGCTGACGGGTCCGTACCCGACGAACTCTTACGGACCCGCAATCTCCTGCCAGGGTCCGACCCTGAACATCTCGCCCTTTGTCACGACAAGCAAGTCGTATGCCCTGCCGTACAGCGATACGGTACGGACCCCTTACTACGACCCGACCGACGCGGATGACAACGGCGTCCCCGATAACCCGGGGCAGATCCTTTACTTCCAGGAGCTCCCTAGCGGGCAAAAGAACAACCACGCCTTGAACCTTGGTCTAAGCGCGACTATTAGCTTTCCCCTCGACGGCGGGTTGCAGGAGCGGTGCAAGGCATCTGCCGATACGCACAACGCTTTACAGCGTCAGATCCTCGCTAACAAGCGCCTCGACTTCGAGCTTTCGCGCCTCCGTCACTGCGGAGAGCTAGCCCAAAAAGGAATCGCCTTTCACCCGCAAAGTAAGTTCTACGTCATTTGCTCCGATGTAATCCTGAAGCCCAAGCCAGGACAGGTCCTGCCGCATACGCACAAGCTCAAGGTTTCAACGCCCGGCGTAAAGCCATTAGTGCCCGGTTCCGATCCCGCTGCGCCAGCACACGCTCACGGACTGACTCGACCTTCGGCGGCTGTCCCTTTAGCTGTGAAACCTTTTTCACCACCTTCTTCACCGTAGGCTTGATGATCTTTAAAAGAAGGTCTGCAAACGGTTTCGCAAGGAGCGCTGAAGTCGCAGCAACCACGGCAATCGTCGCCGTCGTAACGACAGCCTCCACAGGCGGAAGCCCGTCAGCCGCCTTCTCAATAATCGACCTGGGGGGCTCAGCCTCCTCTGTTGTCTCATTAGCCTTCGCACCTGGTTCAGGTAATCGCGGGACTGCTGGGGCGTCAGCGGCAACGGGTTCCTCGTTTTCACTGTCGCTCTGATTCGCTCCGTCATCAGATTCGATGATGACGATCTCGCTTGGCGTGAAGTCCATCGGGCGAAACGATGGAACCTGACCATGCGGGCAATATGTGCCAACCCTGCCAGGGTCATCTTTCAAAAGCGATGGGTTCAGCTTCGCGTCGGGGTGGACAGGGACACAGCCCGGCACGTCCACCACTGGCATCCCTAGCTGGAGGGTGACAGGGGGCGCAGACGGCAGAGCTCTAATTTCCGGTACACGTCCGACCGCTGGAAGTGATACAGGTTCGATGGAGACTGACCTGATCTCAGGCATCCTTCCAGCAGCTCGCAGATAACGTCGGGCAGGTAGTCCGCGTCATATCCGTAGAGCCCATTTATAGGGTCATACCAAAGACCTTCCTTGGTCATGGTTTAGCAAAGGGGATGGCTGGTCCAGTCTGCTTAGGGAACGAGTCGGAGACACCCTTGAGCTTTTCATCGAACTGCCCGGTCAGCTCTTTCTCTACTGCCCCTGTGATCTGACCGCTGATGCGCTTTACGGCTGCACGCTGCAGCGACTCCATCTGGAAGAAAGTGATGACAAGAGCTGCCGTCATCGAACCCGACAACAGGAAAGCCGTCACCGCTAGGGCGTTAATGATCCTTTGCACGCAACAGTTCCTTCTCTTTGCTGTACGGCTCGACTGTATAGAAGTCGAGCAGATCCTGCATGGCAGGCGCTAGCCAGCGATCTAAGGGGAAGCAGTAATCCCAGTTCACAGGCTGCAAGCAGCCGAGCACAACGGTGCGCCAAAAGGCTGCCGCAAAATTACGGGTCACGAGTGCTTGCTCGTACCAACGCACAAAAAAGGGTCGCCGAAGCGACCCCTGCGACTGGTGTGATGACTCACTCAGTATGGCTTCAAAAGGTGTACTTGGAACCCACCTTGAGTCCGTAGCCAGCATCAGCGCCGTCGAACTTGGCAGCGGACACTTCCGCGTACAGGTTCATGTGGTCAGACACCTTGCCGCTAACGCCAGCCTTGCCAGCAACACCCCAGTCAGAAGTGCCGGTGCCGGTTGCGAGTGCAGGACCGAGCTGGGCGTAGAAAGGTCCGTTCTCAATGCCCACGTCAAGGTTCAGGACACCGCCCAGGCTGGTAGCGCCAAGGAAGCCCTGGTTGTACTCAGGGTTGACGTAGAACTTGGTTTCGTCTGCCTGTGCAGCGGGGACAAAGGCAACGCCCAGGGCGGCGCAAGCCAGGGCAGCAGATGCGGCTTTAAGCATGTTTCTGAAGAACCGTCCCAGAATCCTACCGAGTCAAACCTGGGACCAATTCAAAGAGTGTCTCTCCAAAACAAAACCCTTCCCAGTTGGCGTGGGAAGGGCTCTGCTGCTCTCCAGAAGCTCTCGCAGCTTACTCCACTTTTGGGTGACCCTCGTCGAACGGGTCCTTGCCTCCTTTAGCAATGATCACCGCGCGAACGTAGTAGTAGCTGTCCGTTTTGCCTGCCTTTTCTAAGACTTCCTTGAGCTTTATCCAGTTCTCACGAGTGTGTTGGTCCACTCATTTTCCCTGCCCTCTGTACACCTTACGGTCACCTTTGGGCTTGGAATGTTGACCTTTGCCCTGACGGGTCTTTTTCGGCTTGCCAGGGCGATGCTCTTC